ATGCAAGTGGTGTTAATGCCGCAATTGCAGCCGCTGGGCTCGATATGACTAATCCAGAACATGCGCCTGCAATTAGTAAAATTGTCGGGTCAATTAAAGATCCTGCAATTATAGCAACTATTCAAGATCAATTAAAAATTAGCCCAGGCGGAGCAATTGGCAATCTAAATGACTTTACTAACCTTAGTAAGTTGGCACCAGCTGGTTCGGCTTTAGCAGCATTACCAACAACAGGTATGCCGGATTTATCTGCAATGGCAAGCAAGTTTGGTGATATGGGTGCAAAATTTGCAAACCCAGCTGCTGCGGCAGGATTATTAAACGGAATACAAATACCAAGCGTACCAAACTTAAATTCATTTGCTCCTACATTGTCGGGATTAACATCTAGTTTATCTTCTAGTATAGCAAACATGACTGGCAAAGCATCTGGATTGTCTGCACTTAATGGTGCAAATGGTTTACCGAATATAACCGACTTCACACATGCAGTTAGCGGCGGCCCAGAATTATCTGCATTGGCTAATGTAGGCAATATTGGAATTACAGCAGATCATATTACTGCGCTTACTGATTCGATTACTAAGTCACAAGGGTTAATGGCAACAGCAGGAATTGATATCACGTCTCCGTTGCCATTGCCGAGTTTAGGAAGTGCAATGAGTTTTGCGACAAGTTTACATAAGTTTGGAGCAGATACATCTGGGTCAGGTATTTCTGATGTACTTGGTGGAATGGCTAATCCTGGATCTGCATTTGGTGATTCAATCAAAGCAAGTTTGGCAGAAGGAAAAAATAAGGCACTAATGGCGGCACACGGCATTTCTCCACTAAAATTCGGTAGTTAGCAATGATACTCGATCCCATTGCTGAATATATAATTATTTCAAAATGGGTAACGGCATTGATTGGCAAAAAAATTACTCCTCACAATTTCGTTAAACGATTAGGTAAACATCTTAATAAACGACACAGCGTTAAAGTTAAATGCTTTAAAGATAACGATAGTAAACTTAACAAGGGCGACTTTACTTTCGGCGGCGAATACGACCCAAATTTAGACGAAGACGAAAGAAAACAATTCAAAGTTTATTTCTTAATTAATCATCCTAAAAAATCTACCTGGTATGTTACTGAAGAAATGGTAAACAATATCATACTTGACTTAGTTGAAACACTAGTACACGAATACAGACATCAACATCAATACAGAAGCCGACAGTTTATGTTAAACAGAGGTTATGTTAGTAAGCATAGAGATGTCGAAACGAAAAACAATCAAGAATATTTAGGTATGCCCGATGAAATAGATGCGTATGCGGCAAACATTGCGGCACGACTCTATATAAATAAAAGTGTTGTCCACCCAGATAACAGTGCAGACCTTGCATCATATTACACAGCATTTGGAGCGAATCACCCAGTAACACGACTACTATTAAAGAAGATTGTACTACATATAAATTATCTAGAGAACAATAATAATGACAATGCAAATAGAAAGTAGTGCAGAAAATATTAAGTGTGATGATTATGTATTTGCTATTGACGCAAATGGAGTAGCACGATTTGTTATGCTACCCGAAGAGTGCAACGAAGTACACCCTAAGATTAAACAGATATTTGACTTACTTGGCATAGATACTGCAATGCTTGTGAGTCATCGCTTGCAATAATTAAATTATCGCTTGTTCTCTAAAATCTGATTGAATATAATCGCTGTACTTTAGCAGAAACATTGTGTACAACATATCATCCCAAAAGTCCAAGCGCATAGTGTATTGCTTTGTCCATTCGGTTTCTTTCTCATCTTTATGTTGCCGTAGAGTAAAACCCAATTGTTCTCTTAATCGCCAGCTAATCATAACAGTAGTCCGACCATAGTCTTCGATGATTTGAGATTTTAGTTTGTCCCACTGCCGATTTGATAATGTAATTGTCTTTGCCATCATGCCCACCTCATTAAAAACATAGTATACGCTTGTTCATCTGGAAATACAATGTACTCCCATCGACCCCATCCGGGATTACGTATTACATCACTTACTTTATAATCTTTCTGCCAGAATTCAATCATTTCAGTGAAATGGTAAGCATGACCAATCTCACCACTGTGACTGGCCACTAATGCCTTGTGCGCATGATCAAACGCTTTTCCCATGTCTTTGATACTAGCAATATAGGTCATTCGATATACCATTCGATAAGTTTTAATACTTCTGTGCGATTTGTGCTGTTCCATAGTCGCATTGCATTGCTGTAACTAATATCACCACCTGACTCCATTATGTCAATAATATGCAGAAATGTATTACTAAATGCTTGTCCAATTCGATAGTGCGGATTAGCAATAACTTGAAATAAGTATTGCTTCTCAAACTCCTCAAATTCTTCCATTGTTATGCTACTTTGTGAAGACATAAACACCCTCCCACTTCTCACGCCCTGCAACTTTTTCATTACCAACGCCGGGTCTAGTGTTTAGCATCATCTTAATTGTACCTTGATGTTTAAAGCCTAAGCTCTCAGCAGTAGCAATCCATCGTTCGCATACAGCATACTCTTTATTACCATATGATTTATAGTCTGCAATGTTAGTTGCAAACACACCATCACTGTTTAAACCTTTGTGTATGTTTCGCATAGTGGGCGCAACATAACCCTCGAACCATTCATCTAACGTAGTGTACCTAACCATACATTGTGTTGGCTCGTCGCTGTACTTCTCTAAGTTAAAGTATGGCGGACTACTAAATGCTAAGTCAACATCTGTTGGTTCGTATTCTTCACTTACTGATTGTGTAATCAGACCCTTGTTACCCACAGCCTGTTCTATTAGCTCACTTAGGTATGTTAGATGCTGAACTGTTTCTGTGTTAGGGTCGATACATTGGTAGTTGTAACGCATATTGCTAGTCGTTATACCTAACATGCGTCCACCATAGCCCGCACTGTAGTCATAGACATTGCCCCATAGCACAGGACATAAGTGTTCTACTATAGCACGTGCATTAAGCGACTTAAAGTTCTGTACATTCTCACCTGTTACTAACTCTAATGCTCTGCGTAATGCAGTTGGGCTGACTAAATTGTTACCTTCCCTGTATTCAAAGCATAAATTGATTGCACGTTTTAATTTAGCATCACTTAGGAAGCGATCTTTTAAACTGTTACTGCCACGTCCTTTTGGTTCAGCAGTCATCATGTTTGGGAACAAAAATCTATTAATACCTTGTCCTTGATTGTTACCTAAGTTGATAACATTATTCTTAACACTATTGGTTACAGTCTCAGACAAATCTTTAATAGCAGAGATCAACCCAGCTTCTGTGTAATAAACAATCGGAGTAATGTTTATACTGCGATAGATGTCAAACACTTGCTGTATTGTGTCAACTGGATCTTTAACCCATTGTTCTTTAGTAAACGTGTCTAGTTTATCCTGTACTGATTCGTAGCAGGTAAACTGCGGTTGAGTTGCGTACTGCGCCACACCCCATATATTATGTAAATCTGTTATCATTCGCTAAACCTTAATAAAAATAGCATACGGTCTTTTTCTTCTTTAAAATAATACTTGCGGTCACTTGCTATCCATTTAGCATCGTCATACCACCAACCGCCCGGTCCGAATGTTTGTGTAAGCCACGCATGATAATGATCAAACGTTGCCTTTGCTTCATAATGCGGCATAGTTGGTATAGTAACATAATCAGCAGGTTTTGCCCAATGATATTCCATTGTTTTATCATCATACCAAGTTGTTCCAGTTTCCATTATGCCCACCTCAATAATATCATCAGATACTTCTGTTCATCTATTACTGTATGCCTATTATAAAATCCATTAACATCTAAGTGTATAGCCATCCCGTATGTATTGCGCATATAAAGTATAAAGTCCTTTGATAGTGCAAATCCATTGGGTAGATTATTTTCCCTATTATAAATTCCTTTTATCCTGATAAGCCTAACCGCCATTTCACGGGTGAACCCACTTTTGCTTAATTTAGCCGTAGTTGCCACTATGCCCACTTCAATAAAAACATAGTAGCATCTTCTTCTGTGTCAAACGTAACAACGTAATCAACTAAGCCCATGTTATCTCCCACTTGTCCACGATATACTTTATAAAACTGTTCGGAAGTAATGTTGTTGAGATAATTTCTATATTCTAACACACTTGCGGCTTTATGCACTGCACGATATGGGACAGTTATAGTAATCATTTCACCCACCGTAAAGTAAACATTAAAGCATGCTGTGGGTCGCGAAAGTTAGCTAAGGTGCAATCCCATCCCCAATTAAAATACCACTCACGCAAGTCACTTGGCAACTTAAATGTTTCGACACACCACTTGTATTCTGGCAGTTTCGTTAAGTCGCCGTCGACTAGATAGTTGTTACTGTTAATTAGTTTAACACGTGTGTACTGTGGTATTCCTAATATATCTGGAGTCATAACCATTTAACTGTGCTTGAGCAAGAAATAGGTCATGTATTCACGTGCTTCTTGCTCACGTCTACCATCCCAATGCCACATATCATATGACATACGCTTGACACCTTTGCGCCCATCTAATTCTTCATTACAAGCGTCCAGTGCCGCGTCCCAACCGATAAATTCTCGATACGTTGCATGCGCAACACCCAAGTCGTGTATGCGCATAACCCAGTGATTGTTTTCTTGCTCTAAAGTAATATTCATACATACATTATACATTCTATAGAGCTAAAAGTCAAGTGGAAATACAGGTTGACTTTTCGGTTAAATGACTGTATAATGTTTACATACACTAAAGCAACGGAGAATAAAATGAACAAACAACAACTAATTGAAAAACAAGTTACTGAAATGGTATGTAAGGCATTATTTGATTTGGAAAGTAAATTGGTTACTAAGTTTGACATTGAAAGTTTAGACGCTTACATTGATGGCGAAAAGTACAACAAGGTAATTGATAAAATGATTAAAATGTATATAACAGCGGCGGTGCAATAATGAACATTGAAGAAATGATTATTGCAAATAATATTAATCAAGCAATGGATAACGACATTGAGGAAATGATTGATGAGCTGGCAACAATAACAAGCATTGGTGTTTGTAATACAATTGATTGGTTGCAAGGTTTTAATTTTACTGATAACGAATTAGAAATGCTTGCTCACGCAGTTATGGTTATGCAACGTGAACGAGATATAGCTAACAAATAGGTTGACAAATGCAGTTTAAGACTGTATAATGTTACACATACACTAACAACAAGGAAGAATAAAATGGCAGGCAAAGCAACTTCAGTTTACTTAACAGTTAGCTATACAGGAACACATAAAACTGCCCTGCACAAAATGTTTTTCAATGCAACTGAAATGAATAAATTCACTGCAACAGATGAATTTAAAGAGAAGTATATGACACCTGAATTTTATTTAACTAAAGAAGTTTACTAGGAGATAGCGTAATGGTATCACAAAAATTTAAGTTATGGTATTTAGATGAAGACAAGAAAAAGCAATATCTTGTACCAACTGCAATTAAATATGTACCCGGTGAAGATGTAACTAAGGCGTGTGTATTCGAAGGTGAAGTAGAAAAGATTCGGTGGTTGCTAGAAAAGAATCACAGTTATGTTAATCTTAGCGTAGATTTGATTGGAGCATAAAATGGTTAATACACTTTATTCGCAACAACAGGCATTTGCTAAACGTAAGTTTGACCCAACCAAGAAAGCAGACTTAGCAGTTTACAAAACGTTTATTACAACTGGCTCTTGGGGAGAAACACCCTGTCCATTTGAAGCAGAATGGCCATACTTAACAATCCCTGGTATGTTGGCACATAAGATTTCAGAGTATGCAGTGCGTAATATTTAATTAGATTTCTTTCACACTAACAAAAGGCTCTACGGGGCCTTTCATTTTGACTATAAATATTGTATTAGGAAACAACAATGGCATCATACTCACTAACTGCTACAAACATAAGTCAACAAAGCCCTGTACTTAAAAAGGGAGTGGTGATATTATATTCAGCAGTATCGGTTTACTTTATAGTTGGTGAAAATCCAGTAGTTGACCCAACCAAGTGCGCATTGTTACGTGCAGGTGAGAGTAGAGAAATGCGCTTTCCTGTTAAGTGTAGTAAGATTGCAGTGCAAGCAGTTGGCGCACACGGAGCAGTTACTATAACTGAACAAAGTGGCGGAGTAAAAGCTAGCTGTATATAGTATTATACGCTAAATATTACAAAGAGAACAATTATGTCAGCAAACGGAATTTCAACATTAGCATCAAAACAGCTTAAACAAGAAGGCAAACTTGCTATTGCAGAAGCTAAACGTCAAGCCACAACTGTAACTACAAGTGGAACAGGCAAAATTATTGCAGTTACTACATCGCCTGTAGTTAATGCAAATGTTTCTTTTGCTACTGCATTCTTAACTCAAGCAACTGTTGGTGCATTACTACAAACAACTGGTGCTGTTACTATTGGAACGATATCATCAATTCAATCCGACACACAGCTAACATTAACGGCAAATGCCGCAAGTAATCAAAGCACAATTGCATATAACTTCAATGCAGTTAACAATGGATACAGAACATTAAACACAGCAAACATTGATATACTACCAACCAAATATTTTGGTAATGCTATAGTGGATAATATAATCGATGGTAATGTACTAATAACTGGGCGTCCGTGGCAATAATTGCCAAAACAGTTGACGGCGGTTGCATTTGCTGTTACGCTGTATATTAACATAGAAACTAACTTATGATATTTGGATTATTAATTCTCGCTGTTGCATTGTTTATATCAGCGGTAGCAGCCTTTTACTCGATTGCAGGGCTTTCTGCAATATTTGCCGCGGCAGTAACGCCTATTATCATTATGGGCTTGGCATTAGAGATTGGTAAAATTGCTGCAACTGTTTGGTTGCACAAATATTGGCATCGTGTTGCTGTACAATTCAAACTATACCTTGTACCTGCTATATTAGTCTTAATGCTAATAACATCAATGGGTATATTTGGATTCTTATCAAAAGCACACATGGACCAATCTGTGCCGGCCGGTACTTGGGCATAGCAAGTTTACCTAACCAAAACTGTTGACAAGTATAAACTACCAGCGTATAATTAATTTATCGCTGGTATTTTTATGAGATAAATAAAAATGCAACGCCACTTATGATAGTGACGTCGGATTTAAATTGACGCTTGGAATATTGATTCCTTTACTAATGTTAAAATATTAGAACGCCGACCGTAGGTATCTCCTAAAGAGTACTAGCAGAAAGAATGCTAGTATTTTCTTATCCAAAGTATTAGCATTCCTTTATTAATTCATTTATAATATACAGGACTATCAATTATAATAATTTTATTATTTGAGATTAACCACGAAATGAATACAATTATTAATTTAAAGGAGAAGTAAATATGAAGAGAAATATTTTAAAAGCATTAGTGGCCGCAACTTTAGTATTATCGACTATGAATGCAATGGCAGATAGTAATGCTGATTTAATTAATGCATTAGTAAATAAAGGAGTTTTGACTCCAGAAGAAGCAACACCCCTAACTAAAGAGCACATGAAGGAAACAAGCGATCTTAAAAAATCAATTACTGGTAGTATCGATGATCTTCCGATTAAATTCTATGGTACTATCAGAACATTTTTAGATCATGATTCTGCCAATGTGCCAACACATCAACCAGATGCTAAAGTAAGCAATTGGATTAGTAAATTTGGTATTAGCTTCAAAGAGCCGATTACTGCAATTGGTGAAGGCTGGGTAGTTAACGGACAATATGAAACTAGCTTCCAAAGTGATAATCCTAAATCAGCGGGAACATATATTGGTGATGTACAAAGTACCATTGGTATTGCTTCTAATTCCGTAGATAGTGCTGCTGAATATAAACTTGACATTGGCCGTAAACCAAATCTTGTTTGGTTGAATATTAGAGAGTTTGGTATTTTCAATGATGATCCTGCATCACCAATGGGAGAAATCCATGCTCGCCAAGGTATTTACATGAGTAACGGTATATATGCTCAATATAAACCTCAGTTTGTTCAAGGACTAACATTAAGCACAGATTATAGTCTAAGCGAAAAAGTCGGTACAAGTAATAAATATGCCGCGTCGGCAAGATATGAATGGGACAGATATATTATTTCTGGAATAAGATTTGATGATCATGCTGGTAACGAATCTAATTTAATTACTGGTGCAGTTAAAATACCCGAACTTAACTCTCGTGTTACTGCTATTTTCAGTGATGACAAACAATCTGGCGCTCCATTTGCAACAACCGGTTTAGTTACTAAAGGCTATAGTGCGCAATGGGCGTGGAATGCTATGACTAACGATACAGTATTAGTTGGGTATGGTCATAGAGATGACGGTGTGAATGCATATACATTAGGCAACGATTACAAATTGAGTAAACGTGCAACAATACAACTACACTATCAACACGTAGAGTCTGATCGCCCAATAGTATTCACTACAATGAATGATATTGGTCCATTGTTTGGTACTAACGGCGGCGCCGCAGCAGCAACGGGCACACGTAGAGATCAACTTGCTCTTGGATTAAAATTCGTATTTTAATATGTCTAGGCCACTAATATTTGTAGGTAGTCGGAATGATTTCCCTAATTTAGCATTAATAGCTGAACTTAGGGGAATTGAAGTCCTTGGAATATTAGATCATCACTATTATGGGAACACTGACACAATGTCGAACATTCCTGTAATAGGAGATGAACGCTGGCTATTGGATGTTAGTAATACACAAGCCCAAAAATGGTTGAAAACTTGCGATTTCTTTCCAGCTAATTGGTACGATGGTTCACAACCATTTAACAAGATTGATATGCTGAAACTAAGACTCGATAGAATTAGTATACTCGAACAGTCGGGTGCAAATATTATCAATCTTATTCATCCTAATGCTAGTGTAGATGGTCTAAACAGCAAATACGCTATTAATTTTAAACTTGGCCGAGGAATTTTAATCGATGATATGTGTTGGATATCCATCAACAATACACAAATTGGTGATTACAGTCAAATTGCTATTGGGGTTGGTATCGGCCATAATGCTATCATCGGTAAAAATGTAGCAGTGGCGCCGTGGGTCACCTTGCCGAGATGCAATATAGGCGATAATACAGTAATTGGAATGCATGCCAAAATTGATGTCATTGCCGCTTATCGCCCTGGGACACTAACAATCGGTAGTGGTTCTACTGTATGGGCAAATGCATTAATTAGTAAAGATGTTCCAGACAATTCGATATATACTGACAAAGGCCGTATCTTTAAGAAAAGGTAATAATAATGAATAATTTTTCTAAATTTCTTTCAAATAACTTTTTGGGTTATGAAAACAAAACAGCAATAGTAACAGATTCTGAAACCATCTCGTATATTGAGTTAAATCAACATAGCAGACAATTTGCTTCTACACTTAACGATTTAAATGTAGTTGCAGGCGACCGAGTTATTATTATGCTCGAAGATTGCATCGAGTGGGTAGTTGCTTGGTTGGCAATCAATCAATTAGGTGCTGTACCAGTACATATAAGTAATAGATTATCGACAGAACAACTACCCAATATATTAAAATCTAGTCAGGCAAAAGTAGTTATCTGTGATATTAATATAAAAACATTATCTGAGGTATTTGCAAATCAACTCTGTTTAGGTAAAAGCGATATAATGAAAGACAATCAAACGCATAATGAATATTATGATTTTGCCGATGATGAAATTTGTTTCTGGGTACTAACGTCTGGCACAGGTGGTGCACAAAAAGTCATTGCACATAGACACGCCTCTATAAAACTTACTATAGATAAGATATCAAAGGCATATAAAATAGATAGCACCAGCATATTATATTCAATACCTAAATTAAGTTTTATGTTTGGATTCTTTGATATGATGGCCGCACTAGCACAAAATGCCATTGAACATATATCTAATCAAATACCAAATCCGGTAGCCATCCGCACAAGAGTGCGTGAATGCACAGCTACTCATTTATTCAGTGTACCTAGTATTTTAGCTATGATAGCAAGATCAACAAATGACCCATCTGATGATTTGGCCTCTATTAAGATGTTATTGTGTGGTGGCGAATCGTTGCCGATTGCTGTCGCTACTGATTTTAAATCAAAATTCGGAGTTGATATATTAGATGGACACGGCATGTCGGAGGTGCAACATATGGTTATATCGCAAACTCCTGATGATATAATGATGGGTACTATCGGTCGCCCTCTCGAAGGAGTTAAAATAGAAATCCGCAGACCTGAAGGTACACTATGCGACGTAGGCGAAGTGGGTGAATTATATATTAATGACCCAAGTATTGCATTATGTTATATCAATGACTGGGGATTAACTAAAGATACTTTTGTTGGGCGTTGGCTAAAAACTAATGATCTTGCTTATATCAGATCAGATGGTTATTATGTTTTTAGCGCACGTTCCGGGGACATAGTAAAAATTAACGGTGAAAAAGTATCTTTAGTCGAAGTTGAGAATGTATTGCTAAAACATACTCAAGTCGAAGATTGTGTTATGCTTAAATCATCTGATAAAGAAGGATTTACAAAATTAACAGCTCAAATTGTTCCAAAAAAAGATACTGATATATCTGCCGGAGCAATAAGAAAATATCTTAGAGAGAATTTAGAATCATATAAAATTCCTAAGTATATTGAGTTTGTTTCTTCTATTAATAAAACAGTTACCGCTAAGAAGATACGGGTAAAAGTATAATGAATATTAATTGGAGCACAGATCATACCAAAGACAAATTGCCTTTTTCTTATGAAATAGTAGAAGTTATTGATAGCAAAAAGGTTAATATTAAAATTCATTTAACCGACAAATGTATTAATCATTTTGGTATTCTACACGGTGGTATGCATGCGTTGATTATAGATGAAATTGGTATGACTACATTCCAAAAGATATTATATCCAAATGACAATTATCTAACATCTAAACTGACAGTTGACTATATTAAACCGTCGAGAAATTTAGAATTATTGGGTGAGGTCGAACTGACAGAACTGACAGATACAGTGGGCAAAATAACAGTAACTCTAACAAGTACAAATGGAACCATTAGGAGTAAGGGTACTTTGGAATTTCAAGTTAGACAAAAATTTAAAATGGTTGACAACGATAAACTATAGTGTTATGCTTGTAGTTAACTCGATAAATACTTAACTATGAAGAAAGCATGGCTATACATAACAACTAATCTGATCAACGGTAAAAAATATATCGGACAGACTACAAGCACACGATCTAACTATGTTGGATCGGGCAATGCTATTATGGCCGCTATTAAAAAATATGGCAGAGAAAACTTTGTTCGTACAAACATATTTGAGGGTGAATGGGAATTAGTGGATTTGCTTGAATATGAGTTCATTGAAAAATACGATGCGGTTAATTCGTTATTGTATTACAATCAAAAACCTGGTGGACACACAGGCACACAGCGACATATCTAGAAAGATAATGAGTGAGAAAGCGACTGGTAGAAAAGCATCGGAAGAGTCAAAGCAACAACGCTCAACAAGAATGAAAGGTACAGGTAATCATTTTTTCAATAAAGCACATACAGAAGATAGTATTAACAAGATTAAAGAAAAACGAGCACAACAAGTAATCACCGAAGAATCTAATAAAAAACGATCAGAAAAAATTAAAAGTTTACCTAAATTTCAATGTACTAATTGTGGCGGATGGTATTTCAACAGAAATCTTATTCAATATCATAATGAAAAATGTAAAAAAGCAAGGATAATTCAATGATATTTGCTATAATAATTTTATTAACCGCACTTCTGTTATCAAGTGTGGCTGCAGTTTATTCTGTTACAGGATTAATTGCTATATTCCCGGGATCAGTATGGGCCATTATTATTATGGGTGGCACACTCGAAGTTTCAAAAATTGCCGCAACTGTTTGGTTGCACAAATATTGGCATAGAGCCACGATACAGTTCAAACTTTATCTAGTACCAGCTATTGTAGTATTAATGATTATAACTTCGATGGGTATTTTTGGATATTTGTCGGCTTCTCATGTATCACAATCGGCATCAGTTACTGATATCACAGCACAAGTACAAATATTTGACGAAAAAATAACAACTGAACGTGCTAACATCGATGCAAACAAAAAAGCATTAACTCAAATGGATGCGCAAGTAGATCAATTACTTGGTCGTACAACTGATGACAAAGGTGCAACTAAAGCCGCACAATTACGTAAGAGTCAATCAAAAGAACGCAAGGCATTACAAGATGATATTGCTAGATCACAAAAGAACATTGTAGCTATACAAGCAGAACGTACTCCGATTGCATCACAAGCACGTAAGGCAACTGCCGATGTTGGACCAGTTTTATACATAGCGGCACTTATCTACGGCGACAATCCAGATGCTAACTTACTTGAACGTGCTGTACGTTGGGTAATTATATTGCTAGTGTTTGTATTTGACCCACTTGCTATTGTATTAATACTTGCCGCAGACCAAACGTTTATATGGATAAAAGAAGATAAGCAAAAGAAGAAAGATGACGAGCCTGCATACGAAGCAGATGATAGTCCGTTAACTGATGAACAGATAGAAACTATTAAAGAAGCATCTGGAGTCGAACAAGACCAAACTATGGGCCAAACATTGTTTGATACAGAAGAAGAGTTTTTCGCTCGCGGCAGAGAAATAGCAAAAGAATTAGACACACAATCATATATGGATAAGCCGTGGACGTGGATGAAAAATTCAGAAGGTCCAATTGGATTAGTTCCACAACAAGAAGAAATAACTACTGCCGACATCTCACCAGACGAACTATATGATTATATAGACGAAGGACGTAAAGAAGATCCAGAAACAGATAGTGCTAAACAAGACTTAGATAATGCTATTGGTTTAATTGCAGAAATGCAGACTAAATTAGATACATTGCAAGCAGAACATGATGCAAAACACGCAGAGCTCGAGCAGATTAAATCTGTTGATCCAGTTATGCTTAAAGATCATTTAGGCAATCCAATAACATTATACTATCCACCAGCCCAACAGGTTACTGCACCAGATTTATCTATTAATGCTGAATTAACTGGTAATAGTGTTAATGCAGGGTTTGGTATAGCGTTTCCAAAAACTCCAGTTAAAGGTGATTTATACTTAAGAGTTGATTACTTACCGAGCAAACTATACAAGTGGAATGACATTAAATGGATTGATGTAGATAAAGCTACCGATATATATTCGTATGATAAAGAATACATTAAACACCTAGTAACTAAATTAGCATCGGGCGAATATGATCCCGAAGAGCTTACACTATCGGAACAAGAACAAATTCAAAAGTATGTAGATGACAGCAAACAAACTTAATTTAACCACTCGTAATAACACTTATAAATACTCAACAAGGAAGATTGTAATCAATGGCAAATCATGAATCAATGGTAAAAGGCACTACAGTTTACGTTAAGAACGATAACGTAGAACAAGCAATGCGTAAGTTTAAAAAGAACATACAGGACAGTGGTCTAATCTTAGATCTACGTGCTCGTGAATCTTACGAAAAGCCAACACTTAAACGCAAACGTAAAGCGGCAGCGGCAAAACAACGTTGGAAAAAGAAATTATCTAGCCAAATGCTTCCAGCAAAACTTTATTAAGAATTAGTTGTCAAAATACTTGACAAATAATGTAATACCCTGTAGTATATAATAAATAGTAACGTAGATGCCTGATTAGGGTCTACGGCTATTACTTGCTTTTTAAAAGGAGAAATATATGAGCAAAAATATCGTTCTAGGAATCGACCTCGGAACTACAAATAGTTGCGTCGCAATTTATGAAAATAACAAACCCCGTATAATTGAAAATAATGAAGGCGCACGTACTACACCATCAATCGTTGCTTATGGCGATGAGATTATTGTTGGCGCAAGTGCTAAACGTCAGTCAGTTACCAATCCAAAGAACACAATTTACGCAAGCAAACGACTTATTGGTCGCAAGTTTGACGAAGAAGCAGTACAAAAAGACATTGGCTTAATGCCATACAGTATCGTTAAGAACGTTAACGGTGATGCATGGGTAGAAGTTAACGGAGAGAAATTAGCACCTCCACAAATCTCAGCAGAAGTATTGCGCAAAATGAAATCAACCGCAGAAGACTATTTGGGTTATGCAGTAACGCAAGCAGTTATTACAGTACCAGCTTACTTCAATGATGCACAACGTCAAGCAACTAAAGATGCAGGTCGTATTGCAGGCTTAGAAGTATTGCGTATTATTAACGAACCAACTGCAGCGGCATTAGCATTTGGTTGTGATAAAGGTGATAAAAAAGATCGCAAGATTGCTGTATATGACTTAGGTGGTGGTACATTTGACATTAGTATTATTGAAATTAGTGATGTAGATGGAGAGAAACAGTTTGAAGTACTTTCAACTAATGGCGATACATTCTTAGGTGGTGAAGACTTTGACCAACGTGTAATGGAATACTTAATCAGCGAGTTTAAGAAAGACTCTGGTATTGATATTACTAAAGATATACTTGCACTACAACGCTTAAAAGAAGCCGCAGAGAAAGCAAAGATTGAGTTATCAAGCTCAACGCAAACAGAAGTAAATCTTCCATACATTACTGCTGACGCAACTGGTCCTAAGCATTTAGTTGTAAAACTTACCCGTGCTAAGTTCGAGAGTTTAGTTGAAGAACTAATTAAACGTTCAATTGATCCATGTAAGATTGCAGTTAAAGATTCTGGCATTAAAGTTAGCGACATTGATGATGTTATTCTTGTTGGCGGGCAAACACGTATGCCTAAAGTACAAGAAGCTGTTGAAGCATTCTTTGGCAAAGCACCACGCAAAGACGTTAACCCAGATGAAGCAGTTGCAGTGGGTGCGGCAATTCAGGGTGCAGTGCTAGGTGGTGACAAAACAGACGTATTATTGCTTGATG